CGAACAGGTGTTTTACAAGAAGAAGGACTTGATTTATTCAAGTCCGGATTGTACTACGCCACCCTATCCTGCCCATCCTTGGCCCAGTTGGATAAATGAGCGTAGAGAAGATGGACTAGACATCTCCCCTGTGACTCAAATTGGGCCTTATAAAATCGTGCGTTTTTCAATTGCTTCTGAATCGGCCCAAGGAATTGGGCCAATTGACAAATCTGGCTTGGGAAAAGTGGTAATGATGCCAATCAAGCAGACGTCTGTGACGAGATTGTTCGGACTTCCTTTAGCGGTAAAGACTAAGAAAGTGGAAGTTCCTTGTCATATTGGAGCCCTTGAAAGTTTGGGACACGTCTACAGGGGGCGTGTGGTTACAGGGACATCAGGCGATTCGGCCCTGATGGCGGTGCAAAATTTTCTTTCTGTTGATGAAGAGATGGCTGCACTCAAAACAAGATTTCCGTTAGCGTACAGCGAAATTGTCCAAGGGACTGTTGAGGCTGTATTGTATGCCGGGAGATCTGAACACAACGAAAGGATGTATATGTTGAGGAGATCACATTATGAGGAGGAAAATCTTCTCATTACTGCACGTGCAGCAAAGGTCGACTTTTCAGGATACATCTCTGATGGGAAATGGAGGAAGCACATGATGAGACGAGCCTTTTGGTTCTTTGTTCTCATCGTATCCGTGGCAAGTGCAATTTTATGGCCTCAAACGTTTACGTTTGTTTTGGTTGGGGTTGCATTGTTGGTTGGTATGCTGTTGGAATCCATGAAAGGTGAAAACTTCTATGTGAAGGGAGCTTTGATAGAAAAAACACCGGTGTTTTCTGCGCTGTTGGAAGAGGGAGTGATAAATTTCATTCCTTGTGCCAGGTTGTTGATCGCACTTCTCGAGTGTGTTCGTTGTTTTGTCCGTAAAGATGGAAAACTTCTGTCGACCATGTTGTTACACATGGGATTGGGAATAATTTGGTCAGTTCCCGGGGGTGCAATTCCTGCTTTGGTTTTACATGTGGGAATGAATGCGAATGCAGCACGACAAGAGCAAAAGAAAGAGGTTAAACTCTCAAAGTTTTTAGAGTCGTATGGACGAGGCGAACTTATCGACGGGGTCGAAAGTTTTACATGTGTATTGCCCATCAACACAGTATTGCCAAGTTATACATCGCGGATTGTCGCGGGGCCTAAAAATTTTAGAGGCAAAATTAAACTCAAGGTGGATGGAATTCCTGTGACCATTGAAGAAGCATTTTTGCTTCTTGAGGCAGGGGGAAAGAATGAAACTTTTCCAATTCTAATCACACAACGACTCTTACATCAACCAGCTAACAACGAAATCAACTTGTTGGCTGCCGTTCTCCATCGTATACACAACGATCCTTTTGTCGAGTGTGTCTACACTGAAACAGAGCGTCACAAAAGATGGCGCAAAATTTCAGTGGAAGTATGTAAAATGCTACCGATTGGGAGAACTGCTTCAATTTCCATAATGGAAAACATTGAAGCCATGGGAAAGAAAGGGGATCGCATTTTGCGAGCTTACGATAACGAAGAAAACGGCATTATGCAGTTTTCAGGGAAGACAATAAATTTGAAATGGAATGAGACTCTTTCGGTGACGAAAGATGTTTCTGGCGTGTTAACGATGAAACCGCGGGCCATTCAGAATTTGCCTCCTCAAATCCATGCCTTGATGGGCGGGTTTGCTCGTGAGTTTGCCAGTGAATTGCATGAAGTTTTCGATGGTAAAGTACACAATCTTTTTGGAGTTGGTGTTAGGATCTTTTTTGCATCTGGATACACTCAAACTCAGTTGACAGAAATTGGCAAAGCTTTAAGCAACGGTGAAGTTGTATTTGCAATGTCGGGTGATGATTCTGTTGTTGGTTGGGGATACTTGTCAGAACAATATGGAACTGGACAATTTGGAGAAGCAGATCAAAGTAAATTTGATCATACACAAGACGATGGACCGATGTATTTTTACATGCGTCCGATCTTGGAACAAATGGGTTTTCCGGAAAGTTTCATAAACATGGCTTACAACTGTTGTTCGTCTGGTTATACAATAAGGAGAGGGAGGCTTACAGCATCTGGTCAAGCAGGTGTGCAAATGCCAACCGGTGTTACAACTACTACAACGTTTAATTCTCTCAGCACATTAGGATTCTTCGTGAACATGTTGAGAAATCTTGTTGTTTGTGGTACCACTTTTGCTCCTGTGTTGTTTGGACAGCAGATTGGTTTTGATGTGAAGTACTTTGCTTCCAATTATTACACACAAGTCACTTTCTTGAAAGGATGGTGGCTTGAAGGAAAAGATGGTGTCCAATGGGTTCCATTACCTTCTGCTGTTATAAAATTGGGCAAAGTGTTAAAATCACCAGTGGAAATAACAAAATTTAAACGTCAGGGCAAACAAATGCACCGATCAGCGAAAGAAGCTGTCGCGATGTGTGCGGCGGCCTTGGCGGCGTCATATGGGAAAATTGATCAGGATTACCCCATCTTGGGCGCGTTTTGTGGAGCATTAGAGAGAGCAGGTGACGCTAGGGGTCTGGCCTGTGGCAATTTGCAAGAATCATGGAAGCCTCGGATGGGAGGTATTTCCGTAGATCGAAAATTGGCAATGGAGGAGATGTGTTGGAGATATAACATCACCATTGATGATATCTTGCGTGTAGAGCGGTTGTTGGGTTCTATACAAGTTTTGCCAGCTTATGTCGAAGATGAAGTCTTCGACAAGCTATGCTCAAGAGATTATTGAAAGACCGAAAAGGTCGATCACAAGCGTGATGGAATACAAGATTTGACAATCTTGCGCTTGTAAAAATTTTGTCACAACAAGATAGTACGTGCAATGCACAACGGATTCACGACCGTTTCTGTACAGTGGGTGGGCGCCATATGTTAATAGGAAAACAAGATTTTACTAAGGACAAATGGCTAAGAAGAATAACAAGAAGCAATCAATCGCTCGTGTACGCGGCCAAGGTGGCTATTACACTGATAAGGTTGTTCCTGTCATGCAAAACCTAATTCCAAAAGGAACTTTTCAGAAGTTTGGTGGAGTTGCAGGTGGTATGGCTGGAACTGCACTTACAGGTAATCCAGCTGGGGGACTCGTAGGAGCCTCAGGTGGACGTGCATTGGGTGCAAAGATCGCAAAGATTCTTGGTTTCGGAGACTACAGTGTTGTGGAAAATTCCATCTCAACTGTTGGAAAGGCAATCATGCCTGGTGAACCTGTTCCAGAGTTTGGGACTTCAGGGAATGAAACTCGGGTGCGACATCGTGAATATATTGGCGATATTGTTGTGCCAGCTTCTCCCACTACATTCACCAACACCAGTTATGTCATCAATCCAGGTGATAAGACGACCTTTCCTTGGTTGTCTTCACTCGCTCAACAGTACCAGCAGTATAAGTTCAACGGACTCATTTTTGAGTTCAAAACGTTGACGTCTGAGGTCGCTACAGGTGGACCAATGGGAGCTGTTATTTTGGCTACGAATTATGACGTTTTGGAGAATCCTTTTCCCGACAAGATTCGAATGGAAAATGCGCAGTTTTCTGTTTCAGCGAAGCCGTCTTGTTCGCAAATTCATACTATTGAGTGTGCTTCTGCTGAACGGGCTTCACGTTTGCTGTATATCAGAAATCAAAATTCAAGTACAACGGCATCTCAAGATGCACGATGGAACGATCTTGGCAAATTCCAACTTGCAACAGCAGGGTTAGCGGGGTCGGCAGGCCAGGTGCTTGGAGAGTTGTGGGCGTCTTATGACGTCTCGCTCTACAAACCTGAAATTGCTACCCCTCTTGTTGTTGGAGAGAAAGTGTCCGGTGCTTCATCGGTTTCAAAAACTGCTATCTTTGGGACGGCTCCAGTTTTAACTGGCACTGTCTACGCGACTGCAGATACAAACACACTTATCTTTCAAATTCCAGGGGAGTATCTAGTCACTTCCAGTTTTAGTACTACAGTTGGTACGCAACCTGTTATTACAGGAACGGCTCAAATTAATGCTTTGGCATTGGCGGAATCTGCACTTGATGTGGAGATCACGTATAGGGTTCGTGTAACAGCGGTTGGTCAGACGCTGATCCAGACAATGTCGGGATCGGCAAGTGTGACAGGCACAACCGTTCGTATTGCTCCGTATCAATACACTCTTGCATAAGCAAGATTGGGTATGCCCATCACGGTAGAGTGGTTCCGGTCCGGAATCAAAAGGGGTTCTGCATCCCTTCCGTCTCCG